CCTGCTAACTGAGTAACACTATCCCCATAAAGGTTGGGAGAAGCAATAACTCCACCACTGACCGACTGAGTGGTGACTGGTGTATCAGCAGCATTAAAGCTTTCTGAGAAACTGAATGCTTGACCTGCTGTATTAACGTCATAAGTCCCAGCACCATTCACTCCACCAAAGGAGGTTGATTGAATATTTGTACCTGAAGCAGAATATGATGCTCCAATTCTAGTTGATTGTACCGCAGCACCCTGAACACCAAGTTGAACAGAATCAGTAATTTTTGATGTAATTTCAGCAGCACTTACAGGAGTAATGAAGAATAACGAAGAGATTAGAAGTAATCTTTTCATTTTCTTATTTTGTGATAAACACTACTGATATTTAGGTTTAATACTCTTTCAAATTCTATTTCTTGACAAAACCTAAATATTAACTTATTATGAATAAACCCGACACTAGTGTCGGGTTTCACATTATGAGTCTTTGATGTGACAATTAGAGCCGTGGAAGGTGCCTCCCGAGAGGGTTGGTATACCCCCCTTCTATACGGATGTAGAGTTCAATTAAAATTAATGCAACAATTCTTTACTGTAGCCCTGCCCCTTCTGGCATCGGTTACAACCAATATGGCAACACTGCCGATATTTCCTCCTTTGACGACACCACCGGTGCCGTTTTCTGTTATTAAGGAGTTTGAAACTACGACAGCGACCAAAGAGGTTGCTCCCGAAAAGCCAAAAGAGAAAAGGCTAATTTGTAAAGGGTGTTCAGAATATGAATCGCTTGCCTTGGAATTTTTCCAAGATCAAGGAATTAAAGACAGAAACGCCCTTGCTACTATCCTGGGCAATATTAAGCAAGAATCTATGTTCGTGCCTAATATTTGTGAAGGTGGTAGTAGGACTCAGTACCATCACTGCGGTCGTGGTTATGGTCTGATCCAATGGACATCTGCCGATCGTTATTATGGATTGGGTGAATTTGCTAAGAAGTTTGGTGGTTCTCCATCAGCACTTCCAACGCAACTTCGTTATCTGACGAATGAAGTTCAATGGAAACGAATCGAAGACCGAATGAAAACTCCTGGTAAGTCTATCGATCGCTACATGAACTATGCGTACAGTTGGATTGGTTGGGGCATTCATGGTGCTCGTACATCTTATGCTCATGAATATGCCAACCGACTGATCACGGTAGAGGTTTGATACAATAGAATAACTGGGAGAGTACTTATCTCTCCCTACTAAATAAACCAGATTTACTGAAATTTATGACTGAACAACAGCAACATCTTGCAAATCTTTTGCAACAAAGATCTGATCTAGACAAAGCAATTGCACAAAATAGAGAACTTTTTTGGAAAGTTCAGGGTGCAATTGAGTATCTTACCCAAATTGGAGTAACTCTTCCTGAATCAGAATCCACTGAAGAAACGGAAGAAAACTCATCTGAAGGATAATACATAGTAAGAGTGCTGTGCTCTTATGATTAACTTTAATTTTGGTAAAAAGAAACCAGATAAAAAGCAACTTATAATACTCAGCGTTGTATTATCTTCTATTATCGCAGCACTCTCACAATGTACAGGAGTATCTGAAAATGGACTTTGGGATTTACTGGATGAAGTTCAAAGAAAATATTTCTCACAAACTATTCTCAATGAGATTTTTATTCAAGATCCTGACAAAGTAGAACGCAGAGTCAAACGAGATATAGATCGAGCACTTGATGAAGCGATTCCAGAATATAATCGCATCATTGAAGAAGCAGATAAACGTTATAAACCAAGATATTCTGAGAAACCACCAGATGGTAGTGAAGCACAAAGACTGCTTGGTGGGGAAATGAGAATCTGTGCTCCCTGGGTTGACGACTGCCCTAAAGAGTAGTATAATATCAGAGTTGAGAGATCAACTGCGGCACTCCCCTTCGGTAGGTTCAGGAGTGGCGGCTATAGGAACCTACTTTATGGGTTAGTAGCTCAGATGGATAGAGCAATTCACTTCTAATGAATTGGTCGGGGGTTCGAGTCCCTCCTAACCCGTTGGAGATTTATTCTCCAATTTTAACTGAATAAACAATGGGGTGTAGCACAACGGCAGTGCGTCGAGCTGTTAACTCGCAGGTTACTGGTTCGAATCCAGTCACCCCAGTTGGAAGGTCTGGAAATGTTCGGGTCTTCCATACGAGTCGGGATCATCATATCCGACTCACTAAATCCTAAGTTTTCTTAGGTCGGGGACTTGATCACCCCCGCTCGTTGCCTTCGTAGCTCAGTTGGATAGAGCAGGGCTTTTGTAAAGCTCAGGTCGCAAGTTCAAGTCTTGTCGGGGGCTCTTGACGAAACTCAAATTTCGTCATATACTTTACAAGTCCGTGTGAAGTGAAGTGCTGGGAGAGAAATCTCCCACATTGCGGAGTTAGTTCAGTGGTAGAACGCTATCCTTCCAAGTTAGATGTCGTCGGTTCGAATCCGATACTCCGCTTCTTAACCAAACCTTAGTTGACTTAAGATCTAAAGTACTCTATAATACTGTCCAATCTTAAGGTTTGCTTAAGACTCCTAAATAACGAAGATTTGCCTTGTTGTAAATCTTTACATTGTCGTTTAGTACACAAAAACATTTTTATGAAACTCAAACAACTGATGCTTGCACCTGTTGCTCTGGGAATGGTTGCTCCTGTTGCTGCGAATGCCGCAGACCTTAATATGGCAGCAGTCAACCAATATTCCACTTCGGAACAAGTCACAAGCATTACTCAACTGTCTGATGTCCAACCCTCGGATTGGGCGTATCAGGCCCTCAGCAACCTTGTGGATCGTTATGGTTGCGTGGCAGGATATCCTAACGGAACCTTTGGTGGTGGTAAGGCAATGACCCGTTATGAGGCAGCAGCACTTCTGAATGCTTGCTTGGATCGTGTAACCGAAGTGACTGATGAACTTCAACGTCTTTCAAAAGAGTTTTCTGAAGAACTTCTAGTTATTCGTGGTCGTGTTGATAAACTAGAAGCACAAGTTGGTCAACTTCAAGCAACTCAGTTCTCCACTACATCTAAACTTCGTGGTGAAGCAACCTTCGTTCTTGGTGGTGTAGAAGGTGCTCGTCTTGCTAACGGAACTAACGTTGGTAACACCGCTTTCAACTATGATGTTCGTCTGAACTTTGATACTTCTTTCACTGGTAAGGATTTGCTGAAGACTCGTCTGCGTTCTGGTAATTTCTCCAGTCAACCCTTTGGTTCTTCCTCGTCTCTGTTCAAACTGGATAAGGCAGAAAGCACTTCCAATCAAGTGCAACTTGACCGTCTGTACTACCAGTTCCCTGCTCTCACTAAAGGTCTTAATCTGACTGCTGGTGCTTTGGTTCGTAACACTGAGATGTCATGGATTCCTACTGCATATAAGTCTGACATTCTCGACTTCTTTGCTGTTGCTGGTGCTCCTGGTGTCTATAACAAGGCAACTGGTTCTGGTTTCGGTGCTCAATGGGCACAACCTACTAAGAAAGGTAAGGGTGGTTTCGTTGCTGGTGTCAACTATGTGGCACAGAACGGTTCTGATTCCACCAAAGGTGAATTTGATGCTGCTGGTGCTCTGAATACTCTGGCACAGATCGGTTATCGTGCTCCTCAGTACGGTATTGCATTCGGTTATCGTAATGGTACTGAAGGAACTCGTATTCGTACCTTTAATGGTGTTGCTGGTAATGGTGGTACTCTTGCTGCTAATCAAACCTCCAACGGTTATGCTCTGAATGCTTACTGGCAACCCAAGAAGTCTGGTATCATTCCTTCTGTGAGTGGTGCTTATGGGTGGAACACTGTAGAAGGTCCTGCTACTCCCAAGGCTGCTACTAAGTCCGAGACTTGGTTTGCTGGTCTTCAATGGGCAGATGTATTTGCCAAGGGTAATGCTGCTGGTTTCGCTATCGGTGCCCCTGGTAATGCTGCTTCCCTCACTAAGGATGCTCTGATGTGGGAAACCTTCTATCGTTATCGTGTGAGTGACAACATTAGTATCACTCCTGCTGTGTTCTATGTGTCCAACAACCAAGGTCTGAAGAATGCTTCTTCTAACTACGGCGGTGTGATTCAGACAACCTTCCGTTTCTGATAAATGATGAAAAAACTCTTCAAGCATTGGAAAAATAGACCAAGAACCCGTCAAGGGTGGATTGATTTGTATGTTTCATACTTGAAGAGGATACCAGAGAGGCAATACTTTCCAATCTTTGTATTGCTCTCTCTGTATTTCGTAGTTCCATATAGTGAGTTTGTAGTCACTGCACTCATACCACTATACTTTATCTTTGAGAAACAAGTTCGTTGGTTTTTCAGTAAAATTCCACTACCAGACTATATAAGAATAGGTGGGTCTGTCATATTCTTTTTGGTTATGATTGATGATTACTTATTCTATTTTGCTCTTATGGCACTCGTTGCTTGGAGTGCTAAGCAAGTAAAAAAAACAAAAAAGGAGGAGGTTGACAAACAATCCTCTTTCTAGTATGATAGGTAACGAGTTAGGAGGTTTATGTCTCTTATTTCCCAACGTGATAGAGAAGTTGCTATTGAAGCACTTGAGCACTATAAGACTACAATTCCTTTGACTATTAGTATTGGGGAACTTCCCTCAGATACTATTATTAAACAAGATGAACAAAAGATGATGGAAGTAAATGCTCTTCTAAATTGGATTAAACTGGAATATTTTAAGAATGAAAATTAATCTTTGGTATTGCAATGATATGAAACAGTGGCGTTGGACATTAACTGATGATCATCGTCCGATTGTAAAACAGGAATCAGGTCAAAGAGAAAATCTTCGAGATGCTATGAATGATGTGGCAAATACAGTCGAATATCTTATGAGTCAGTCTTGACTTTTTATGGGCGATTGGCGCAGCGGTAGCGCAGCTGCTTTACACGCAGACGGTCATTGGTTCGAATCCGATATTGCCCATTATAAATATTCAAAAAAGATTGAAGAAGTATAACTGATTATAACAATGGAAAATTTAAGAATCAGATGTCGATCCTGTGGTAAGGAGTTAGAGGGACATCCTACGAAAACTATAACTTGTGGTTGTCCAAATATGGCAACAATTCGTGGAGGAGTTATTTCAGCTGTTGACTTATCCTCTGTTGTTATGCTAAACTCTGTAAATAATAAATCAAAGTCTGGTGTTCTCACTAACGAAGATCTTGCTTTTCAAGAGGCAAGAAGACAACGTAAGGTAAGACGTTTAGATTTTGAAGTCCGCTGAGGACTTTTATCGGAAGATTGGCCGAGTGGTTGATGGCGATAGTCTTGAAAACTATTAACGTTAGTAGCGTTCCAGGGTTCGAATCCCTGATCTTCCTTGTTACAAATATTACAAATTTTTAGATTTTCTTAATCTATATTTTTGTATCAACACAAACTTGACAAAGTAAAAGTACTCACTAGCATAACTAGTAGTATTCAACCTAAACCCTATGGATCAGCACACCTACGATAATTGGGTGAAGATCAAGGAGACCTTCGAGCAGTCTGGTAATACGGACAATATGTTCTATAAGAGAGCAGTTGAAATAGTCAAAACTGGAAGAGATCCTTTGGCAAAGTTTTTTGGTGATGAAAAATGATGGAACCTTTTGATGATGATTATGTAACTCGCACAGAAGTTCAGGAGATGATCGATGCTGCTATACGAAGACACAACCGTAATGCTTCTATCATTAGTATGTGCGTCGGTTGGGTGGTTCTTTCTCTATTTGCTGAGGGACTTTTAAGGTTGATTGGAGTTATTCCACCATTACTTCCATTTCTTAAAATTACTTTAAACTAATGAGGACAATTACCGAAAAAGATTTACAAGAACTTCAACAAAGAGTTTTACAACAAAAGATAGATGAATTGTTTGAAGAACCTTCAACTTATGAGGACGAAGACAATGAGTAATCTTTTTATATCTTCATTTTTACTTTTTGGTTCCATTGCATTATTCATTTATTGGGGACTTACACACGCATATTCAGGAGTTGTATGAGAGTAGGATTAATCGGATTAGGTCGGATGGGAGAAGGAATGTCCCGTCGTATGATGAAGGCAGGAATTGAAGTCTGGGGTTATAGAAGAAATTATGAGAAAGCACAAGAAGCATATGAGAAGGGATATGTGAACGGTGTCACAACTTCTATACAAACCCTTACTCAAGTGGTAAAACATACTCAGAGTGGAGTATCAGACAAATATGGTCCAGGCATCTTTATGATGGTTGTACCTGCAGAAACAGTAGAGGAGACAATCAATGAGTTACTACGATATTGTAGTGAAGGAGATATTATTATTGATCATGGCAATAGCAATTTTAAGGACAGTCGGAAGAGAGCAGAACGTCTGGCAAAACTTGGTATCCAATATATTGATTGTGGCACTAGCGGTGGTGTTTATGGTTTGGATCGTGGATACTGTCTTATGGTTGGAGGTGGAAATACTGCAGTCGCCACTTGTGCAAAGATTTTTGATGCACTCTCCCCAGGTCTCGCAGCTGCCACCAGGACTCAATTTAACTCAGACGTAACATCTGCTGAGTTTGGTTGGTTGCATTGTGGTGGTCCAGGTGCAGGACACTTTGTAAAGATGGTTCACAATGGAATTGAGTATGGTATAATGCAGGCATACGCAGAAGGATTTAATATCATTAAGAACGCCAATGCAGGTGCTCAGTATGTCAGAGAAGGAGATGCGGAAATTGCCCCAATGGGAGATCCCGAAAGTTATTGTTATGATATTGATGTTGCTGAGGTTGCTGAGTTATGGCGTCGTGGTAGTGTGGTTGGGTCTTGGTTACTTGACCTTACTGCTGATGTGCTACGCAGGGATGGTGAGCTTAAACAGTTCTCTGGAGGTGTATCCGACAGTGGTGAGGGTCGTTGGACTGTTTCTGCCGCTGTGGATCTGGGGGTTCCCGCTCCTGTCATTACTACTGCGTTATTTGAAAGATTTAACTCACGCAATCTCGGATCGTTCGGAGCAAAAATCTTAAACGGAATGCGTTACATGTTTGGTGGTCATCACGTAAGATAAAGGAGTTATTAATGGGAAGATTTAATGGATTATCGGAATACGAACTGAAACTTTTAGCAGATGCAGTCTGGTCAAGACAAAGGCATTTCGTTGCTGGAGATATAAAATTTAAAGAGTATGGAGCACTTCTAGATGAGATTCAGAAGTTGGTAGATTATAGACCAGGTGTATTTTTATAACAATTATGTTATTGTCAAAAGCACTTTTATTTCTTTCAATTCCTTTCGTATTATCAACACTCTACTTCGGAACACGAGGAGGATACTATGATACAAAAGATTACAACGGGAATGGAACCGCACATTAAACAGAGATATCAATTTGCCGCATCAGCATTTGTAAGAATGTGGGGGCACAGTTCATTACACGATCGTCGTATTATAGAATTTTGTGAAGTATGGGCTCATAGAACTGAAAATGCCCCACTGGGCAATACTGTTGATCAATATTTTTATTATGAGTTTAAAACTTGGAGGGGATATTGATGTTTCATTTGGTAGAAGTGCTGGCAGCAAGTCCAGTTTGGTTGGGTCTTTGTGGAGCAGGATTGACAGTTGCTCCGATTATGGGTATAATGCTTATACACCGAAATAAATAACGGTGTAACGGAATGTAGCTCAGTTTGGTAGAGCACTCGCTTTGGGAGCGAGAAGTCGCAGGTTCGAATCCTGTCATTCCGATGGCCAGTTACTTCACTGGCACACTTGACATACAAGTCTAAACCACTTATAATAACTAGGTCAACAAACAAAACAATGTCTCTGATCCAAAAATTCAAGAAAGATGTTAGCACTCTTCGTTCTGCTGCTAACGGGGAATTCTACCTTGATGTAAAGAGTCCGAAACTTTATAAAAAGGTCCGTCGTTTTTATGAAAACGAAGGAGTAGTATTTTCTGGTGACCCCCTTGACGACTACGAAATGCTTATGGAGTATGTCGCTAGTGATCTTGAAACCGTTGAGGTTGCCTGATGAAAGTGGTTAAAAAACCAACTGTTCTTCTTGAACGTTTTCCTTATCGATATGTTCAAGTTGGCATTCTTGAAATTAATGGTAACCCTGACTATCGTATTCAAAAAGTAGATTCCTACACTGGACGATATCGGGACATGTATCTTCTAGATAATGAAATGCAACTTATGACTGCTATGGAAGATCATAACTACACTTGCTGGTTAGATCCTGATACAGTTCCTGCTTATGTGAAAGAAGATGAAGACACGGATGGTCTATAACAGCACTGGTCGGTGATGAAATCCCCCTTATGTCTAAAACAAGTGTCCTAAGATATCTTGGGAACCTTCTTCTCATAATTGGTTATCAAACTATGTTATGGGGAGATTTTAAATATGGTTTGATAATTAAAGTTATTGGAGGTCTTCTTACAGTTCCTTTTGCTATCAAACTTAAACTCTGGGATGTACTATTCTTATGTGCATTCTTTGGTATCTCCGAAATATCAAAGTTAACCCAACTTTTCTTGGTTTTCTAAAACCAAGTGGTGGAGTCAAAATGACCCCTTATGAGTTTCTTGCTTCTCTCAAGAGCAAGTGGTGCGGATGGGGAATTCTTTCTCCGCCTGGTTTCCAATTTCCAGTTAAAGAATTGGTGGCGAGCCTGAGTTACCAGAGGTGGGTTGCATAAACCCACCTTTTTTAGTATAATGACTAAAAGTATTTTCTTTATGAAGGTAGCATTAATTACTGGTATTACAGGACAAGATGGATCATATCTTGCTGAATTCCTTTTACAAAAAGGATATGAAGTTCATGGTATTGTGAGAAGATCTTCTCTCATTACTACTCATCGTATTGATCACATCTATGATGAAATACATCTTCATTATGGAGATCTGACAGATTCAACTAATTTAGTTCGTATTATTCAATTAGTTCAACCCGATGAAATTTATAATCTTGGTGCTCAAAGTCATGTTAAAGTATCCTTTGAGATGCCTGAATACACTGCTGATGTGGATGGTATGGGAACTCTTCGTGTTCTTGAAGCAGTGCGTCTCTTGGGTATGGAAGACCGTGTACGCATCTACCAAGCATCTACAAGCGAACTTTACGGTCTTGTTCAGGAAACTCCTCAGTCAGAAACAACTCCGTTCTATCCTCGTTCCCCTTATGGTTGTGCCAAACTTTATGGATATTGGATAACTAAAAACTATCGTGAAGCATATGGAATGTATGCTTGCACTGGGATTCTGTTTAATCACGAATCACCAAGACGCGGTGAAACATTTGTAACTCGTAAGATTACCCGTGGTCTTTCTAAGATCTCTGTAGGACTTCAAGATGTTCTTGAACTAGGTAATCTAAATGCAAAACGTGACTGGGGACACGCTAAAGACTTTGTTGAAGCAATGTGGTTGATGCTTCAACAAGATGAACCAGATGACTTTGTGATTGCAACTGGTGTTCAGTATTCAGTAAAGCAGTTTGTAGAAGAAGCAGCACCTTACTTTGGGATTAAGATTTTATGGGAGGGTGATGGTCTTGATGAAGTTGGTATTGATAGAAATACTGGTAGAACGATCATTAAAGTCAATCCTAAATATTTTCGACCTGCTGAAGTAGAGACTTTATTAGGTGATGCCACTAAGGCAAAGGAAAAACTAGGTTGGGAACCTAAGATTTCCTTTAAACAACTTGTTGAGGATATGTGCATTTATGGACAGTGATTCTAGAGTATTAGTTGCTGGTGCCAACGGAATGGTTGGATCGGCAATTGTTAGAAACCTTGAAAGTAAAGGTTATACTAATATCATCAAAGGAACTCGTGATGATGTAGATTTCACGAATCAAGATGAAACCGAAAGGTATTTTTGCTCAGAAGAACCAGAGTACGTGTTTGTTGCTGCTGCTAAAGTTGGTGGTATTATGGCAAACAACAACTATAAGGCAGACTTTCTGACTGAGAATCTCCAAATTCAAACCAATCTGATTCAGCAGTCTTACAACTTTGGTGTCAAGAAACTTCTATTTCTTGGTTCATCCTGCATTTATCCTAAGTTTGCAACTCAACCTATTACCGAAGATCAGTTGATGACTGGTGCTCTGGAGCCAACTAATGATGCTTATGCGATTGCAAAGATTGCTGGTATTATGATGTGCCAGGCATATCGCCAGCAGCACGGGTTTAATGCCATCTCTCTGATGCCTACGAACCTTTATGGTCCCAATGACAATTTTGATTTGGAGACATCTCACGTTCTTCCTGCGATGATTGCTAAGTTTCATTATATGAAGGAGAATGGATATACAATTGATATGGGTGGACCTTGGTATGGTACTGTGAAACTCTGGGGTGATGGTTCTGCTATGAGAGAGTTTCTGCACGTTGATGATCTTGCAGAAGCGTGTTATGTTTGTATGCAGAACTATGATGGAGCAGAGCACATTAATGTTGGAACTGGTGAGGACGTAACAATTAAAGAACTCGCACACACAATTTCTGATGTTGTTCATTTTCCTGGAGACATTGAGTGGGACATTACAAAACCAAATGGCACTCCCCGTAAAGTTTTGAACGTGGATAAGATCAAGGCACTTGGATGGAAACCAAAAATTGGTCTCCGTGAAGGTATTGAAAAAACTTATAATTGGTATAGGAATAATCTATGAAATTTCTAACTTTTTTAAACTCTGGATGTCTTGATATTTGTCTGAATATGTTGAAGTCTGCTGAAAAAGTAGGCATTAATATGGATGACTTTATGATTGCTTGTATGGATGGGGAGGTTTATAACTCCCTTTCTAACAATGAATATAAGGGTGCCTTTCTTTATATGAATCAACAACTGAAAGAATATCAAGACTGGACTTTTAATCAAAACAGTGGATTTAGAAATATCGTAAGACATAAGTGGAAGATTATTGATCAGGTTCATAAAGAACATCCTAATCTGATGTGGGTTGATACTGATATTGTTTTTAAGCAAAATCCTGTTGAGATTCTTACAGGGCACGAAGAGGTATTGTTTCAGACTGATGCTCCTGGTTCCACAATCTGTACCGGGTTTATGGTCTTTAATGAAACTCCAGAGTGCCGTCAATTGGTTGCAGAATGTGGTGCAGATGAAACAGATGATGATCAATTGATTATGAATAGAATTGCATTAAGTAAATACAATGATCATATCGCACTTTTATCAGAAGATTTATTTCCAAATGGTAATGTCTATTATCAACAGGGTAAAAAAGAAAATGCAATGATTGTTCATAATAATTGGATGGTTGGAGTCGAAACTAAGATTAATAAGTTTAAGGAGGAAGGACTGTGGCACTTATAAAAAATGATGGATTGAGACCTAAACCAATATCACCAACTTATCCACCATATCATAATGGAGAGTATCTTGAAGAGTATTTCTTTAAGAGGTGGAATGAAGAAAGTGTTAAAACTGATAGGGAATATATTGATATTTTTTGGACAAATAATTTTTGCAATTCTATGTTTGCTGGATTGCAGTATCCAAATATTCAAGAAGAAATTGATAATAACTTAAATCCTAATGGAAAGTATTTTACAGTATCGCAATTTGATGACGGACCTTTTGAAAAATTTCCTGAAGATACATTAATTTTTTCTGCTGGTGGTAATCGTGAAGGTGAGAATATTGTCCCTATACCATTGATTTGTAGTTCTATTCCTAAAGATTTAATACCTAATAAAGAGAAAACTATTTTTGCATCTTTTGTTGGTTCCAGAAATACACATCCTATTCGTATGGATATGTGCAATCATTTGTCGGAAAAAGATGGATATGAAATTTCTGCAGGAAACTGGTCTACGACAGTTCCTATAGATAACTTTAAAAGATTTATTGATATTACTTGTGCCAGTAAATTTGGACTTGCACCAAGGGGATATGGTAAGAGTAGTTTTAGACTTTATGAAATTCTTCAATTGGGAACTGTTCCAGTTTACATATCGGATATTCATTATCTACCTTGGATGGATGAATTGGATTGGAATGATTTTTGTGTTCCCATTAATGAAGATGAAATAGATCAAATTGATGATATACTTAAATCAATTTCTGATGTAGAATATAATAAACTCCTTGAGAATGGTAAAAAAATTTATAGCAAATATTTTTCCCTTGAAGGAATGTTCCAAAACATTATCAAAAGAATTTAAAACCTGTAAAAAATTATGACAACATATTACGACAAATTAAAAGAATTACTTACACCATATGATCTTGGATTTACCAAGATGAGAATAGGACCTCCTTGTGATGGTGGATATGTGATTTATCAGGAACCTTTGTTAAAAACTAATAGTGTTTATTCTCTCGGAATAGGTCCAGTTTGTGGTTCTGATTTTCAATTAGCCCAAATGGGAAAGATTGTTCATATGTATGATGCAGAACCATTTGCACATAATAATCATCCAAATTATCGATTCAAGCAAATTTATGTGACTTCAGAAGTTATCGATAATGAACTTGAATCTATCGATGATAATAATCTTCTTATGTGTATGGATATAGAAGGTGGTGAATATGAAATTTTGTCTAATATGAAAGAAGAAAACCTTTTAAAGTTTTCTCAGATTTCTATTGAGATTCACTGGATTGGTGGTGAAAATCGTATTGTGGAAGGAGTACCTCAGAATGGTGGTAGGGCACTTAATGATAATGGTGAGTCCGTCATTAGAATGTTTGAAAAATTAAATAAACATTTCTATCTGTATCATATTCACGTTAATAATGGTGCCAACCCATTTGAAGATTTTCCTGATGTAATTGAATGTTCTTATCTAAGAAAAGATATGTGTATTCATACTGATAAGGGAAATTATGTTACTATACATAAGGAGACTAAACCATATCCTTTAGTTGGGTTGGATTATCCAAATTACACAGGTCCAAGTAATTTGGCAGTAAATGATAAACTTGATTGGTGGTTATGATACCTAAAAATATATTTCAGTCTTGGATAACTAAAGATCTTCATCCAGAAATACAAAAAAAGGTTAATTTAACAAAACAGTTAAATCCTGAATACAATTATCAACTTTATACTGATTCAGAAATTGATGAATTTGTAAATACTTTTTATCCAGGAGAAGTATCGGAATGTTTTAATAGATTAAATGTTCCTGTAGCAAAGGTTGATTTTTGGAGATATCTGGTTCTTTACAAATATGGTGGAATATATGTTGACTTGGATTCATCTATCAATACTTCATTAGATAGTTTTATAAAGGAAGATGATACTGCTATTATTACAGCAGAAACTAATCCAAATACTTTCGTTCAATGGGCTTTGATATTTGATAAAGAACATCCAATTCTAAACAAAGTTATTGAATTGGTTCTTGATAATATTCAACATAATTCATATCCAAATGATATATTAAGAATGACCGGACCTCAGGTTTATTCTAGAGCAATAATGGATGTTCACTTTGATTTGTTTAATGAAAGGTTGGATTTTGAAAGTATAGATCAAAAAACTGATACTACTTTTTCTAAAAATTCTGTTTCTTATAGAATTTATGGAGTTGACTATAATGAAAACTTTACTTTTAAATTTCCAGAAAGTACATACCTCTATATTGAAAAGGAACCTTGGAGAGATGAATTAAAGAAAAAAGAATTGCTATGCCCAAAGTTAAATGTTGATAACATTTATATCTGTCATTACAACAAATTAAAAGAGAGAAAACAATCTCTTTTAGATCAATTCAAAGAGGAAAGAATTTACACATATCAGTTTGTAGAAAATTTTGATAAAAATGAATGGGTGATATCTGAAATAGAAAAAGAATATCCAAGAGTGTTTAGTGAATGGAAAAAAGGAATCGATTCTTATGATGATAATGCTCAGAATTCTGAAAGATCATTAGCATTAAAACACGCATCTATACTGAAGGATATTTTTAAAAAACAATATGAGACTTCATTGATATTGGAAGATGACGTTACTTTATGTGATAATTTTGTAGAATATTGCAATCTTTTTATGGAGCAACTTCCTAAAGATTGGGATATTGCTTGGGTTGGTTCTTGTTTAAATTTGCACGAACCAGAAGTTGATGGTAAGTATGTATATAAAACAAATAGAGGTTCTAGATGCACTCACGCTTTTTTGGTTAGTAAATCTATGGTGAATAAAGTAATAGATTATATTTCTGATATTAATTTACCATCTGATCATTTTTATAATTATCTGATCAAGGAATTCAATCTAAATAATTATTGGTTCGAACCATCATTAGCCATACAAAGCTTAGATTTTCGTTCTGCTATTTCCGGTAATTATTGGAACCAAAGTAATATCAATTGATTTTTAATTATGAAAGTATGCTTCTCTGATTTTTGGACACCTTTTGATCCAAATAATAATTTTTTCATTCACACTTTAAGAGAATTATTTGAAGATATTCAAATAGTAAATCCAGAAGACGCTGATGTAATGTTTTTCAGTGTCTTTGGGAATGAAAATAAATTGTATAAAAATTGTAAAAAAATATTTTTTACTGGAGAAAATATAAGACCAAATTTTAAAACGTGTGATTATTCCTTAACTTTTGATTTTGAAAGTTATGATGGTAAAAATTTTAGACTGCCTCTTTGGTATTTTTATATTGACTGGTTTAAAGTAAAAACCTATGATAATCCTCAATGGTTAATTCCTGAGGATTATCTTTACGGTAAAAATGAATATTCACTAAAAGAAAAAAATAAGTTTTGTTCTATTGTTTATGGGAAACAAGTTGATTCTAGAATCAATGCAATTCAAAATATTTCCAGATATAAAGAAGTAGATATTTTTGGAAAAGCAAATCCAAATTATAATTTGCCAGATGGAGAAAAATATAAATTAGATTTGATTTCAAATTATAAGTTTTCTCTTTGTTATGAAAATTCTATAACTCCGGGATACCATACTGAAAAACTTTTACACGGAAAAGTTGCTGGAAATATTCCAATTTACTATGGTGATAGTACAATCAAAGATGATTTTAATGCCGATTGCTTTATAAATGCAGCAGAATTATCCGATGATGAGTTGGTTGAATTGATCAAGCAAATAGATTCGGATGAAAATTTATATAAAAAAATCTTTGATGAACCAATATTTAAACAAAAAATATCATTAGAACCAGTTATAAAATTTTTTAATGAGGTATGTAAATGAATTTACATCTAATCTCATTTGCTTCTCCAGAAGAAAAGTACTCTTTTACGATGAATAGGTTTTATAATGAAGCAGTAAATATGGAAGTATTTAAATCCATTAATTTATTCTCTGAAAAAAATTGTTTCGAATACTGTGAAGAATTATTAGAACATAAACATTTTATGGAGTCCACAAAAGCATATGGTTTTTGGATTTGGAAAATGTTTTTAATATCTGAGTTGATGAAATCAATACCAGAAAATGATGTTATTTGTTACGCTGATGTTGGGTGTACTTTTAATAGAGATGGAAGAGAAAGAATGTGTGAATATTATTCCTCTGTGATGGAAAGGGGTTCATTATGTTTTGATATTTTTCATCCAGAAAAAGAATATACAAAATTTGATACTTACTTTAGAATATTTCCATACGATAAAAGTTATTTTGATAGTGGACAAAGATGTGCAACAACTTACTTTTTAAAAAATAACGAAACAAATAGAAAAATTGTAGATGAATTTAAATCAATAAGTGTAGAAAATAATTATCATTATATTGATGACTCCCAATCTTTAATACCAAATTGCAAAACTTTTAGAGGAGAACATAGATTTGATCAATCTATCTTTTCATTATTGAGTAAAAAATATAGTTTTTACTGCATACCTGATGAAACTTATTGGCATCCAAATTGGGCAGTAAATGGAAAAAAATATCCCATATGGGCAACAAGAATAAAATAGGATTAATATTATGATTTATGTAACTGGTTCTAATGGGTTAATTGGAAAAAGATTTTTGGAATTATTTGATGGTCCAATTACCAAAGTTTCTTATAGAGACAATCCTCAAGATGTTTTTGAATCTCATAAAAACTCTTGTTTAATTCATTTTGCTTGGAGTTCCAATACAAGGAATACATATGAAGAGTTTGAAAAATTTGTAAAAAGTGATGTAATTAACAGTAAAAAAATATTTGATTTTTATTCTAAAAAGAATCCAAATGGAAAAATAATTTTCATTTCGAGTGCTGGTGGACTTTATACTGATTATGAAAGAACCGTTGATGAAAATACAAAAGTAAATTCAAAGACTCTTTATGGTGATCTTAAATTACAAGTTGAAAGTATCCTAAAAACTATTGATTGCAATAGTATTGTGTTGAGAGTTTCTAATGTATGGGGTGGAAAAATAGTATCTTCGGATAGAATTAACGGATTGATTGATAAACTTTTTAATATACTTAATACTGAAAATACAATTGAACTGTATACAAATTTAGATACTAGAATTGATATAATACACGTTGATGATCTCATCAATTTAATTCAGAAATGTATAGAAACAGATTTATACATTAAACACGATATGTTTGTTGTTGGATCCCAAAGTTTGACGATTAAAGAAATTTTAGATAAAATTACTTCTGCTGGATATTTAAATATTAAATTGAGTAGGAAAGAATCTAAGTCTTATTTGCACGTAGAAAATAGTAGGGTATCAACGACATTTGATTGGAAACCTAAGTACAAATTGATATGAAAGTAGCTCTTTTAGTTTGCGGTCAGATGAGAACATTTGACCATCCAAAAGTAATAAATTATTTAAATCAATTCATTCAAAAATTTAATTGTGATGTTTTTTTATCAACTTGGAATAATAGAGGAGTTTCTGTTTGGAGTGAACACGCATTAAAAAACCAATTAGAAATTCAAGAAAAAGAAAAAAATAAAATTATTACAAGTAATGATATTGAATTAATCAAAAATATTAAAAAATTTAAAATAGAAGACTATGAAGATTTTTTAATAAATCAATGTGATTTTGAAATGAGTTCTTTATTAACTCAATCTTCTGATAATTTATATTTCTCAAAAGCAACGAGTATTCCATCACTGTATAAACTGTATTCTTCTTTTCAATTACTGGAAGAGTATGTAAATGAAAAACAAATTAAATATGATATAATTATAAAAACAAGACCAGATTTTCTACACGTCCATACTGATGTGGAAAAATATTTTGAAAGATCTAATGATACTCTTTTTCATATTAATACGGGAATAACATATTGTCCTGATAGAGTTTATGAAATGTTCTTATTATCTTCACCAAAAATTATGAAAACAGTTTGTGAGTCTTGGTTAAACTATAAAGAATTATTGGAAACCAATTACTCATTGCATATGTCTAAATTTGATGCCTGTAGGTTAGTATATTCTCAGTGCATATTAAATAATATTAAAATTGAGTCATTTGATAAAGTTCTTGGTGATGTCTTAAGAGTTGAAAATTATGATGATTATCAGTCGTTTGAAAACTTATTTTTGTAAATATGAAAAATAGAGATTTTTGTATATTGGATAATAAAAGTCCAATTAAAGAATTAGTAACGTTTAAAAATTTTCCTGTTTATATGGGATGTGTAACCACTCCTGTTGAGGAGGATTTATTTTTTGATCAGGTTTGGGGTTGTTCCAATAACGAGATTGTACAATTAAAAAATTTAATTGATCCAAATATCCTATATGAAAATTCTCATACACCAGGAAGTGTGGGGAAAATTTGGCAACTCCATCATCAAAGGTTCTTTAATTTTATTAAAGAAAATTCTTTTGGTGTTGAAAATTACTTGGAAATAGGTGGAGCATCTGGAAATTTATGGAATAATTTTTCCACACTAGAAAACAAATTTACTTATTCAATCATTGAACCATCGGATCAAGTATCAACCGATAGTAGGTTAAAATATATTAAAGGTTTTTATGAAGATCAAGTATTTGATAAAAAATATAAATGTATAATTCACTCTCATCTATTTGAACACGTTTATAATCCTATTAATTTTTTAAACAAAATATGCAATGATTTAACCGAAGATGGAGTTCAGTTTATTTCAATTCCAAATATGAGGTTTTGGTTAAAAAAAGGATATACCAATACAATCAATTTTGAACATACTTTTTATATTGATGAGTTTGTTTTAGAATATCTTTTAAACAAGTGTGGATTTGTGGTTGAAAATAAAGTAGTTGATAACCATTCAATATTCATTAAAGCATCGAAATCGTCAAATATTGAAAAGGTTGAATTTAATTTTTCTTATGTTAAAGATTTATTTTTAGATTATGTTAATTTTTTAACTACTGATGTTATTGATATTAAAGAAAAGATTGTAGAAAATAAAACCTATCTTTTTGGAGCACACATTTTTTCACAAACATTGTTGAATTTTGGTCTCGATGAAAATTTAGTTGTTTCAATTTTGGATAATGATCCAAGTAAACAAAATAAAAGATTGTATGGCACAAAACTTTTTATCAATTCTCCAGAAGTTTTAAAAAATATTCCATCACCAGTGGTAATATTAAGAGCAGGCGTTTATAATGAAGAGATAAAATTGCAACTTCTGAATATTAATTCCTCTATCATTTTCATATAAAATGAAAATAGCATTACTTTTAATTGGTAGATTAGATAGTTTTGTTGATGACTATCCTTCTTTAAAGGAGTTTGTTCTGGATGATTATTCTCCAGATATTTTCTTTTCTGGACATCCAAATAAAATGGGATTAGAATTTTGTGAGAAAAAAATTCAAGATCTTTGGAAACCAAAAAAATATATTTTAAGGGAGTATACTGAAAAAGTTAGAAAAGAAGTTCATCCAAACGATGAAAAATTTAATCAATTTAAAAGATCAGAAACCACACCAAACACTTGGTTGTCTGGAATGTATAATCTTAAATTGGTAAACGATTTGAAAAAAGAATATGAAAAAGAAAATAATTTTACATATGATGTTTGTATAAAGGCAAGAACAGATGTCATATGGCACAGTCATATAACAAATGAACAAATTATGTTATCTAATATCGATAACAATATTTTGATTCCAACTGCTTGGGACTTTAAATCTGTAAGTCCATATGGAGTATCAGATACTTCAGCTATTTGTAATTCAAGGAGTATGGATTTATATTCATCATTTATCAATTATGTCGATGCATATTTTGATGAAGGCAACATTTTTCATCCAGAAACCTTGAATGGAATCCATATAGATAGAATGGGATTGCTTAGAATCCCGGTAAACACTGGGATTGATCCATTCACAAAGGAACCAAATAAATCTGGATGGTTTGTAATGAATCCTAATAGACGTTTTTATTGAATTTATGAAATTAGCTATTTGTTTTTTTGGTTATCCAAGATTTTATGATATGTGGCGGGAGAAGTTTGGTAATTTTTATTCTGGATGTGAAGTAGACTTTTATGCTCATTTTTGGGAAGATGATAATTTAGATAAAGAAAGATTAATATCTGAATTTAATTTCAAAGATGTAATCATAGAACAACAGAAAACAGATTTTTTAGAACTTCCAGAAGAAGTAGATTTATCCAAGATTAGTAAAAATATATTTGAAACTCTTTCTCCTCTTTATTCATTAAAAAGAGTTGGTGAATTGGTAAGAAAGTTTGATTCGGAATATGATTTTGTTATTATCACAAGAACTGACATTGGTTGTATGACTGATGAAAGTTTGATTGATTATGAATTTAATAAAGATGAACTTTATTTTTCATATGTGTTAGGTGATGAATGGTTAAACACTCATCTTGATGCTAAGTGGTTTTGTGCCTCTGCAGATAAACTTTTAAACATATGTGACGTATATGATAATTTGACAAAATATTTGGTTGATGATAAAATATCTTTATGCCACCATAGATTATTTTTTCATAGTTTAAGAGATTATCGTGATAAAATGAATATGGTTTGTGTAAATTCAACTAACACTAACGGTGGTTGGTTTTTTATAAGAAACGGAACACTCTCAGAAATTTAAGTAGATTAAAGTATGAACATTTTATTTCCTATTGCTGGTCTTGGTACTAGATTTAAAAATAACGGATATATTGATCCCAAACCATTCGTAAAGTTTAAGGGAAAACCACTGATTGAGTGGGCTATTTCATCTTTGAAACTTACTGGTAAGTATTATGTTATTGTGAATGGTTTAGAGAAAGAATATATTAAAGTTCTCAATACAATTAAAGAAAAATATTATCTTGATCTTGAGATTGTTGATATTGGAAAATCAACTCTTGGTCAAGCAGAGACTTGTCTCTTAGGTATTCAGAAGGCTAATATTGATCCTTCTGAGCAATTGATCATTACTAATTGTGATCAGTATACTCCTTGGAACTCTAATAAGTTTTTGAGTTTCATTCGTGACAATAATCCTGATGGAGTTGTAAGCACCTACGATCATCCCAATATTCAGATTGGATCTGAAAGTCCTTATAGTCATATTGAACTTGACGATAGTGGATATGCAACTCGACTTGCTGAAAAAGTTGCCATCTCATCTCTTGCTCTCAATGGAATTTTTTATTGGAAAGAGGGTAACTATTTCATTGATAGCACTCAAAGATTAATGAATGATGATAGTGATGCTGGTTGGTCTACTGGTAAAATGTCTTGTGTCAAAGAAAAGTATGTCTCTTTGACTTACAACTATTTGATTTCTGAAGGTAAAAAGATTATGAATTATCATATGCAAGATGATGAGTTTGTATCACTGGGAAGTCCAAATGATATTATGTTGCATATTAAGAGACAGAATGTGATGCAGGCTGTTGAAGATCTTCGTAACGGTAAACCAATCGTTATGGTTGATGATTATGATCGTGAGTTTGAAGGTGATATTGTTCTTGCTGCAGAGAAGGCAACTGAAGAAAATCTTCTTTTTGCAATGCGCCACGCAAGAGGTTTGATGTGTCTTCCCTGCACTCAAGAAAAACTTGATCAGTTTGGTATTCCTATGATGCATACAAATGGATGTGATGCATTTGGAACTCCTTTTGCAACCAGTATTGATGCGGTTGAAGGAGCAACCACTGGTATGTCTGTTAGTGATCGTGTCGCAACTATTAGTACTTTTATTTCCGACACTTCTAAACCATCTTCTCTTGCTCAACCTGGACATTTGTTCCCTCTTCGTGCCCGTCCTGGTCTTCTTACCGAACGTCGTGGTCATACTGAAGGATGTGTTGAGATTCTTAAACTTGCAGGTCTCAAGCAAGTCGGTGTTATCATCGAGATTATGGATGAGTATGGTAAGATGATTAAGGGTGATGCACTTAAGCAATTTGCTGATATCTACAATCTCACTTTTGTTTCTATTGAAGAACTATATGATGAGGTTTACAATAAGGAATCTACTGGTAGTGTTCCCCTGTCTGCTGTAGATGAAAAAACTCTTGAGTCTATGGCAAAAATTTAATGAAGTTTACCACTAGAGCATATAATAGTTTTGCCTTAAATCCTAAAACAAAGGCAAGTATTATTAAAACTAGTGAAGAAGAAAGACTGAAGGGAGAAGCAGAATACTATCTGGATCTCCCCGATGATCTTAAAGTCTTCTTTCCTAGAATGATTAATTGTGATCTTACTCCACCATATACTATGGAACTGGAGTATTATGCTTACAATAATCTTGGAAATGTTATGGTTTCCCCTGATTATGATGATGGTTTTTGGGAAAAGACTTTTGACTTTCTCCTAGGATATATCAATGCTTACAAACAGTCAGAATCAATTCCTGCCAATAGGAAAGACTCTCTTTTAATGTTCGTAGACAAAACGGAAAAAGAGTATGTTAAGTTGATGCACGAATTTGACTTTTTTACATCTTTAAGAGTTCAGGAGGAATTTGTTTTAAATGGAAAACCCCTCAAGTCTTTTAATTTAATCTGGGGAAAACTCAAAGAGTTTATTGAAACAAAATTGATTGAAGATAATTTTTATTTCATTCACGGTGATCTTTGCTTCAGTAATATCCTTTATGGTATTAATCCAATTACAGATGATTTAATTCTTAAGATGATTGATCCTAGAGGAGTATTTGGTGAGACGAAATACTTTGGGGATCCTTACTATGATCTGGCAAAAATTTCACACTCTTGTAATGGTGGATATGAATACTTTATCTACGATCAGTTTAAAGTAGACGTTGATTCAAATCAGTTTTTTCTTGATTTTAAAAACGAGTCTAACAAAGATAAAATTAATTCTAAGTTCATAAGTCTTGTTAAAAAATTTGACTTTGATTATCAGAAGATTAAACTTATTGAAGGATGTATCTTTGTTGGTATGTGTGCCAGACACTATGATAGTTTGGAAAGACAAAAGGCTATGTTTATCACTGGTCTTAAAATACTAAATGAAATTTATGAAACACTATAGATTTTGTTTTGATCTTGATGGAACTTTGTGTTACACAAGAAAGGAAAATGAACATTACAGTGAAGTAAAACCAATTCCTGGAGCAGTAGAAACCCTTCAGAGGTTAAAATCTGAAGGTCATTATATTATTATTATGACTGCAAGAAATATGGTTACTCATAATAATAATATTGGTAAAATTATTGCCAAACAATCACCTATTGTGGTAGAATGGTTAAATAAGCACGGTATTCCTTACGATGAACTTCACTTTGGAAAACCACTTGCAGATTTTTATGTTGATGATAAAGCAGTCAAATTAGAAGACTGGAATACTTTTAATAAATCTTTGGAGCAATTATGAGAGATTTTTTCTTTGATACAGCCAATGTAGACTTTATAAAATCTACTATGGAAAAATATGGATCTGATATTGATCCTAAATTGGTTCGTGGTGTAACTACAAATCCTAATGCATTTAGTAAAGTTGATAAGTATCATCTTGATGAGTGGTTGAATCATGCTGTTGTAATGGGTAAACTTGTTTCCGAAATTCGTGGAGACAATGAAGGTGAAATTCATATTCAAGCACCATATTCCTATCTTGACCCAAAAGTTATTCTGGAATATGCAAAAATAATCACTGATGCAACTCAGGGAACTTGTAAAGTTGGTATGAAAATTCCTCCATACCAAAAAGTTCTTGAGTATGTCGATCAGTATAATGAATATGTAATTACCAATGTAACTGGTCTTGCAGATTCATCAACCGCTCTTAAGTGTTGTACTTATGATGTTGGTTATATCAGTATTATTCCTGGTCGTATGGAAGAAGTTGGTATTGATGCTCAATCAGCAATTGCATTTGTAAATCAATGTAATTTTGGAAATACTCAAATTATTACTGGAAGTCAAAGGACAACTGAACAAATCATTTATTCTTTCTACTTGGATACCGTTCCTACAATTGGTGAAAAGTGCTGGGCAGATATCTTCCAAGGTGATAACTTTCAACGTATTCTGAATATTGAATATGGTTATGAACCTGTTGGTCAATTTAGTCCAACAATTTCACAAGATAATATTAATCTTTCCCTTGCTTTCTTTGAACAAATGGATGGGTTAGGTGATACTGCTCGTAAAGATTTAGAGGAAAGGCTTTCTAATGAAAATAGCATTTCATGATAATTCTCTTTGTTTGAGAGGTACAACAGTAGCAATTTATGATTGGGCTTATTGGACTCGTCATTATCTTAATGTCGATCCAATAATTATGTTCAATTTAAATAATTCAGTAAATGATGCTGGTGTAATTAAAAAATTTGAAAATGAATTTCCAGTGTTTGGGTATTCTAGCACTGCAGAAATAGATTCTATTTTGAGTCAAAACAAATGTGATGCTTTTTTGATGGAAAAGGGTGGATCACCAGATGGAGTAATTTCTTCCGTATCCAAAAATCTAGTTAATGCCATTTCTGGTTGGTGGAAACCTGACTGGGTTCATGGTGATGTCTATGCAATGGGATCCAAATGGTTATCTAAACTAACAAATTATACAATTCCATATGTACCTTATATGGTTCATCTTCCTGAGATTGATAGTGATCTCAGGAAAGATCTTAGTATTCCAAAAGATGCACTAGTAATAGGAAGAAATGGTGGTTGGGACACTTTTGATATTGACTTTGTAAAAAAAGCAATTAATCAAGTTCTAGAAGAAAGAAATGATATTTGGTTTCTTTTTCAATTTACCGAACCTTTTATTCAACATGAAAGAGTAATATATCTTCCTGGTAGTGCTGATTTAAAAACTAAGGTTGAATTTATTAACACTTGTGATGCAATGCTTCACGCAAGATATATTGGTGAATCTTTTGGATTGTCTTGTGCAGAATTTTCATTAAGAAATAAACCAGTTATTACTTTTCATAATTCTCCTGAAAGAAATCATATAGATACCTTGGATGAAAAGGGAATTTATTATGAAAGTTATTCTGACATCCTTCACATCCTCAAAAATTTAGATAAAAATGAAATAAACTCTTTAGAGTGGAATTGTTATCAAGAATATTCTCCAGAGAAAGTAGTACAAAAATTTAAAGAAGTTTACTTAAACTGATATGAAATCATTAGTAACTGGTGGTGCAGGTTTTATTGGATCGCACATTGTAGATAGATTGATTGAATTGGGTCATGAAGTAGTCGTGATTGATAATGAAAGTGCTGAATCGAATGAACAATTTTATTGGAATGATAAAGCACAAAACTATAAGTATGATATTCGTGACTATGAAAATACACGTCCTCTTTATGAAGAAGTAGATTATGTTTTTCATCTTGCTGCTGAGGCACGTATTCAACCAGCAATTTTGAATCCGATTGAAGCAGTAAGTACTAATTGTGTTGGTACAGTTACTGTTCTTCAATGTTCTCGTGAGGCGGGAGTTAAGAAGGTAATTTATTCTTCAACATCTTCTGGGTATGGATTAAATCAACCACCAAATCACGAAAATCATCCAGACGATTGTTTAAATCCATATTCTGTATCTAAAGTTTCTGGTGAAAAACTTTGTAAAATGTATACCAAACTTTTTGGTTTAAAAACGGTTATTTTTAGATACTTTAATGTCTATGGTGAACGTCAACCTCTCCGTGGACAATATGCACCTGTAATTGGAATTTTTCTTCGTCAACGATCTTCTAAAGAACCCCTCACAATTGTTGGAGATGGAGAACAAAGGAGAGACTTTACACACGTTTCTGATGTAGTACAAGCAAATATTGTTGCAGCAACTAAAGATGTGGATGATGAATTTTATGGGCAACTTTATAATGTTGGTAGTGGTGTAAATTATTCAATTAATCAAATTGCAGATTCTATTTCTGATGAGCAAATAAACATTCCGCCAAGAATCGGAGAATCAAGAGATACTCTTGCTAATAATGGAAAACTCAGAGTTATTTTTGGTTGGAGACCACAGGTAAATTTAATGGATTGGATTGCTAAACAATGAATCTTTTAATTGAATATTTTAATTCTTTGAATCATATGAGAAATGGAGAATATCTCTATTGTCTTCACCAAAATCTTGGTAATGATTACATAGAAAATGTCTATGTCTTTATGGATGAAGATGCAGAATTGAACTTCAATTCTGATAAAATTAAAAGAGTAATAAGAAAAGAAAGACCATCTTATAAAGATCTTTTTGATTTTTGTAATGAAAACTTAAAAGATCAGATTTGTATAGTTGCAAATGCTGATATTATTTTTGATGATACTCTCAGGCATTTTAATAAAATTGATATGTCTAATACTTTCTATGCACTGAGTCGATGGGAGATATCCACTGGTGATGGTAAAAATTGGGAAATAGAACCGTTTGAAAATGCAGCATCTCAAGATTCTTGGATTTTTAAAACACCAATTAAAGTTTCTGATGATATGAATTATACAATGGGTAAACCAGGATGCGATAATAAAATTACATATCATATGAGAGAACTTGGATACACTTGTAGAAATCCTGGTAAAAAAGTTATTACCATTCATTTTCATCCTACACAATTTAGGACTTATGATTGGAAAGATGACAGAGTTCCTGGTCCTTATCTATTAATTTCACCTGTCGATAATTTTACTGGAGAACCTCATTACATTGATATTGATGGATTTAATGAAAATGGTCAACCATTTAAAGTAGTAAATCAGTAAGCATTTATACTTATTTTGTTAGAGTATTCGAACAGAAAGGGGCTTGACGCCCCTTTCTTTTTGCTATATAATTGTGTAACAATTCTTAATGAATTTACAATGACTGTAACAACTAATGAATATGGGCAACAGAATATGTTTGCCAAAGAGCCAACCATGTATTATGAGAACTATGGTATGCTTTCACCTAATCAAGTAAAGGAGCGCACCAATGGACGCTGGGCAATGGTCGGTTTTGTTGCTGGCATCATTTCTTATGTTAGCACTGGCAACTTCTTCTTCGGTATCTTCTGATGACTGAAACTATTTTTACCATTACCTCAGTTGCCTTTTTTGTGCTTCTGTGTTATGCTGTAGAGAAAGTTGCGGAAACTTATTGAAATGACATTCAACGTTACACTTCAAACCCCTGACGGCACCGAAACCATTATTCAGTGTGCCGAAGATCAATATATTCTTGAAGCAGCAGAAGATGCGGGAGTGGACCTTCCTTATTCTTGTAAGGCAGGTGCTTGTTCTTCTTGTGCTGGTAAAGTTGTCTCTGGTGAGATTGATAATGAAGAACAATCTTTCCTTGATGATGATCAGATGGCAGAAGGATTTGCACTTCTCTGTGTTGCTTATCCTAAGTCTGACTGTGTGATCCTGACCGAACAGGAAGAAAACCTGTGAGAAGTGCTGACTGGTTGGGACAACTTTCTATTGCCCTTCAAGAACTTAAATGGACTGGAGAAGATGAAATTGTGGTTGAAATTGGTGGTGTAGCAGTAACTGGAACTGCAACTCACCCAGATGCAAATGTAAAGTGGGCAAAACCATTTGGAACCGTATCCTATCAGAACGATGCTTTTATCGTAATCAAAAATAAAACAAGAAGTCCTATGGTCTTCTCCCAACCCAATCCAGAACTTAAACAACAACACTCTTACAAAGGAGAAAAACAATGAACAAAATTTTTACTGAAAAAGCAGAACGTATTAACGGTTGGGCTGCGATGATTGGATTCGTTGCTGCTGCTGGTTCGTACCTTGTAACTGGTCAAATTATTCCTGGCGTATTCTGATGGAGGTTAAAATGCGTAGTGAAGGATATACTGTTCCTGAAGTTCAATTTCAGTTTCGTGAGAATGGTGAGTTTGTAAACCGTACAACTTCAGAACTCTTCAATGGAAAGCGTGTGGTCATTTTTAGTCTGCCTGGTGCTTTCACTCCTACTTGCAGTGCCTATCAGCTTCCTGGATTCGAAGAGAGATACGATGACTTTATTAGTCTTGGCATCGACAATATTTACTGCATCTCTGTTAATGATGGGTTTGTGATGAATGCCTGGGCACAGGACCAGAACATTGATAAGGTCAAACTCATTCCAGACGGCAATGCTTATTTCACACGTTCTATGGGAATGCTTGTCAATAAGTCTAACCTTGGTTTCGGCGATCGCTCTTGGCGTTATGCTGCGGTCGTGGATAACGGAATCATCGAAAAACTATTCGTTGAAGAGGGGAGACGGGACAATGCCGACACCGACCCTTATGAGCAAACTACTCCGGAAAATGTTCTAGAGTATGTGTCAGCAAATGTAAAAGTCGGCACTACAGTTTGACATAAGACTTTATAATAATTGACTCTGTTGCTAAATAAGCAGCAGAGTTTTTTAGTATTATGCCAAGAGGACATTTGACGAAGGATATTGTTAAGTGTGAGGTCCTTAAACTTAAGAAGGATTTGGATAATGAATGGATGAATAAATCTGGATATGATCCAAAGTGGTTGGCACATCATTACCTTAATAAGATCCTGGACAAAATCGAAGAATACAGGGCTTGACACGGATGGGAAACCGTAGTATGATAAATAGGTAAACAAATGTTACGAAATACTCATATTTCTTAACATTGTCAAACACCCCACAAACCGAGACCTCTAGGGTGTATAAATTACGTCTCTCATACCCAGTCTGAGGGTGACTGGGGAATAGTATCACCACCATTTCCCTGATGGTCTTACTACTCTTTTAAACAAATGACTGCTTCAATTGCTTCACGTCAACAACAATCGAATATTTGGGAACA